ATGTGTATTTCATTGCTCTAGCTCCTTAGGTGAGATCATCGTGATGTCTAGGCGCTGACCTGATATTGCTTCAAGCACCTTGCTGCGACCTTCAGGCTGGAATCGTGTGCTGATATAGCTTGCCTTCTCAACAATTGTGATGAAGTCAAGAATCTCGCCAGTGCTAGGGTGCATCGCCACATCTTCAATGACGACTGTCTCCAGTAATAGCTTCTTATATGAATCGCGCACTGACTGCACGATTTCGGTCGGTGCATTCTTTGCAACCCACTTTGTGAAAGCTGCATCATCATTGATCTGTGCAACGCGCTTTGGCTTGATTAACGAGACTTTGGCAATGTCTTCGCCTTCCAGGTTAGCCTTAGCCGAATCAGCGCCCACAGCTTCAAGCGCATCAGCGAATTCATCTCTGACACGCTCTTTCGCATCTTTAGCGCTATCAGCAATCACAGTGATTGCAGCTAGTTCAAGCGCTAGATCGCGCAGGTTTCTCATCGCCCACGCTCCTGAAGATAATCTTGATAATCAGCTGGACTTAGCCATTGACCATCGACTTGCTTCCACCATATCGGCGGGCATTGATCTTGGCGTGACTTTGATGTGCAGGTATAGCCATGATAAGCCTTGCCCGTTTTGTCCGATGTGCCCGATTTCATCAGCATGTGTCCATGCTTGCAGACTGGTGATTGTGGGATCACTTCAGCTCCCAGCGTTGCCTGCAAGCTCTCAATGGCTTCAGACATTGATGGCACTGGATTGCTCCAGGAATCAGTGTCACGCTTAGCCTTCATCTGCTCTAGCTCATATGCCGTTAAAAGGCTGTGAGCGGCATTCTGGGCAGTTTTGTGGTCATCTTCAATTCTTTGCACCTTCTCCATGTCTTGCCTAGTAGGGCGGGTATCTGATGGCGTTAGAGCGCCAATTACGCGCCCATAGGCTGATGTCACGCAATTCTCGACCCACCAATTCGCATTGATCTTGGACGAATCGCGCACCTCGAATGCGTAATCAATCGCGGCAGGCTTCTCATCTTCATAATTGCGATACGCCAAAGCTTTGACCAATATGAAGCCCGCCTTGATGTCAATGTCTTCGATGTAGCATTCCAGGCGACCTGATGGGAATTCAGCTCTGAATCGCTTGATCCTGGCATTTACATCTTCATAATTCTCAAGATTCCACGCCATTATTCATCACCTACCTGAGAAGCTTGACGATTCTTGCCACGGTAATATCCGCGTGAATAACCTTCGCCCCAGCCATCGCTGTGACCTTTACTAAATCCGATCATGTATGCCAAAGCCATCAAGGCAATACAGGTCAGAATTGTGCTGATGTCCATATTGAGTTCTTGCATTTTGTTGCTCCTGATCGAGCGACACATTCGGTCGCTCTGGTATCAGTGTGAAGCACATCGCTGACAGATTCAAGAAGCTTGCGTGTCGCTCGGCGTGTCGTCTTTCTTTTTTGACTTTAATCCATTGCCTGCCAATACACCGCCAAGAGCGCCAGTCAAGAAGATTGCCATTGTCTTTAGGAGATCAATAAAAGCTGCATCATTGGGAGCTTGAGCGCCGATAGGCTGTGTCACAAATATGAGCGCATAGGTGATGCCTAATGAAATCATCACAAATACTACTGAAAGGCTAATGCCGATAACCAAGATTAAGCGAGCGTGTATGTCCTCAGGGTTTAGACGGCGCTGGTATTTTCGGCTCGGATTGCTCAACGATGTCGCCAACCAAGTCTGAAGCACAGACTCCCGTGACTTTGCATTTCGGCGGTTGGCATTCGGCGACATACCAATTCTCGAACTCTTGGCAGGGGTATCTGACCCAGCCGTCATATCCACAGCTTGATACCCCTAGCGCAAGAAGTCCAGCGATTAGGAGCTTGAACGCCCGAATGCTGAATCGTTTGGATTTAGCCATCGCAAAATCACTGGCGCAACAGCTGCAACGCCAGCGGTCGCAATTGCTTTGGGATCAGTCACGCCTGCCATATAAACAGCTAAACCAGCTGCTAAGAATGAGCGCAACCATGATGCGAGAAGTGCCTTCACTTGTTCCATTTCTTGCCTTTCTTCTTGACTTTGCCAGCGGCTTCCTCGCTTGCCTTGACTTCAGGATACGCCAAAGCGCTGCCTGAATACTTTGGTCTGGCGAATCCAACTACTGGCGAGCCCTCGCCCCAAGTGCGTGTCTTAAGCATGACCATGCCGCCATTGCGCTGATCTCCACCAGTCGGCGCTGTGTTGCCCTCGACTGTTATCAATTTGTTATCTTCAATCGCAACGACAATTCCGATGTGACTAATGCGATCCACACCGTCATTCGGGAAGTCAAAGAAGACTAGATCGCCAGGTTGGGGATTCTTAACATGCCAGCGCCCGACATCTTTCATTTTTTGTGCTCCCATTGCAGTGCTCACCATTGATGGCAATTTCACAGCTGCATGATGAGCGCACCAATTGACGAATGATCCACACCAGGGCAATCCATTCGCATTTGTGTGTTCGCCATATTTCGTTATATTGTCAGGCGTTTCAATGTAGCCGACTTCAGCTAATGCAATCTCGCAAAGTCTTTGCGCTGTGCTGTCGGGATATGTCAAAGCCCTAGAGCCTTTAAGTCATCAGCCGTCAATCCTAATGCTTCAAGCTTTGCTTCAGCGGCTGCTTTAGCTTCTTGAGCAGCCAATAATTCAGCTTGCCTTTGTTCTTCATTAGCTACATCTTTTGCTTGTTGAGCCAATTCTGCTTCAGTGAAATCGCGCTCAGTAATTGTCGGTGGGTTTGTTGTGTAGTCGGTTTCTATTACATCAGCCATTAGATCTCCTAAGAATTAGCATAGCCATAGACGCGGATTTTGCCTGTAAATGTGTCAGTAGTTTCTGGAAAGAAAGTTGCGCCATCAAAAGTCGTAGTGGCGACAAAAACACCAGAGAAATGTGCATTAGCATCATTAATTCCAAATGTAGTGCCGAAGCGAGTGTATTTGGCTAGATTGGGACTTGAGACGAATATGCTCTGCGAGCTTGATGCAGTATCGGCAAAGTAATACGGAATCCAATAATCAACATTATTTCTATTGTCGTTGCCAGTTGTGCTACCACTAAAACCAGAATACATATAACCAGAACGATAGTTAGAAGTAGTGTTATCAGTTCCAGATGCTCTTAAACGCATACGACCTGTCCTACTTCCAGCAGCCGCGTTAGCCTCAATCCAAACTAAATAATTATCATAAGTTGCACTGAATACGCCATTCAATGAAACCGAGTTGCAACCGCTAAAAGTCACTTCACCACCTGATGCTGAAGCTGTGCCACCAGAATTGGCAATACTAGTTGGAGCAATTATTGAAAGAGCGCCAGTTGAAGCAGTAGCCCATTCAGGAGCAGTTGCCCCGGAATTAACGCGAAGAACTTGCAAAGCAGTGCCAATTGCAAGTCTTGCCACCGTGTTGTCAGCTGTTGCATAAATTAAATCGCCAGCGGCATCGACCAAAGACTTTGGGATTGCAGCATTAGCAAGATCATAGGCAGATTTAACGCTGTTAGGTGTCGCAGCTTTAGTTGTTGAAGTGCTTGATGTCGAGTCTTCCAATTGCACTGCGCCCTTTTGTGCGGTCGTGCCGTCATTGATTCCTACTGTGACCGCGCCTGATGACCCGCCACCTGTAATCGGTGAAGTCACATTGACTGCCGTGATGTCTCCCTGATCATTGGCAATCCACACAAAGTCCATGTCAGTATTAGAATTCTTTGCAAGTATTTGACCTGATGTGCCGCCCTTAAGATCAGCCAAAGATGTATCTACCGCCTGACCAAAGACTTCAAAGTCAGCTGGCAAGTCTTTAACCAGGTCTGTATTCGTGGGCATTTGCCAGTTATAGTTGCTAGTCGGGTTAGCCATCTGTTCTCCTTACGCTACGACGAAAGCATTTTGCCATTGAAGTGTATTCGATACAGTGTTCCAAGCCTCAGCGACACTCACAGATTGCCATTTCTCTGCAACCGTTGAGAATGACACTGGCGACAGGGTCAAAGTGACTTGGAGCTTGTTAAATGACGATGAGAATGTCCAACCCTCGACATAGCCCTCGAATTGAGCGCCCATGTTGATTGGCAGGTCAGTTAGACGAATGGGCAGACCCATAAAGACTTCAAGAAGTGCATCTCGGTCAGAATTGTCAATGTTGGGATTGGTCAGCTCATAAGTCACTGTGTCAAAGAACGCCAGCGGATAAGCTCTTAAATCGAGATAGAATTGCGCTTGATCCTCGGCATCAGCTGCATGCTCTAACGATGTGGCAATGTTTTGCGCTAGATTGCCGTATATCTCGACCGAATCCAAGTCTTCAGCTGATTTCTCGGCGTTGGCTTTGTATGTGATAGTGATTTGATTCCTGACATCGCCTGCCCGTGTGACTGTCTTGACCCCAGCGTATAAGGCATCGCCAATCAATAACTCACGATAGCCATTGGTCGCTAAATAAAGCCCGCGATGTGTGCTGTCGGCGTAGGCAATCCTGCCCTGGCTGTCTTCATAAATCTGCCCCAGCCCGCTACTTGCTAAGGCGCTCACTAAAGCATAGACAGTCGTAGTTTCGGCAGATCGTGAAGTCAGCTCATAATCACCAGGCTGGTCTATTTCTCCCAGCCCCGTATTTTCAGCATTTTGCCATTGCTCGGTCGCAGGATCATAATTTTGCCAAGTGATTGCCGCTGGAACTTCAGCCCAACTATTCAAGAATAAATCACTGAGAATGCTATAAATTTGATCGCCGTCAAAATCTTTGACCAATACGCCTTCAGTCAAAGTGCGATTCAATTTTGCCAGAGCGCCAGTTGCAATGATTTTGATGCTCTGGACATACATCACCGACCCAGCTGATTGAATGCCCACTTCAATGTCGCTTATCGTGCCGCCAAAGATAGGCACATACGCAGCGGTCGAATCCTGGACTTCAATTGTAAGCCCATCATTGATCTGTGGCGCGATAGCTGATTGGTCTGTGTTAATTAAAACGATATTTGCGTATGAAGCTTGAGCCTGTTCATAGATATTGGTGCGACCTGAAGTGATTGACATGCTTGCCAGTGTGACATTGGTGTATTCACTGCCTTCAATCTTCAATCGCCAGACTGGCGACCATTGGGTCATGACAGGATACTGCCCGCCGCTAGTGTGCCACGATAAAAGCTATTGTTTAGAATATCTACAATCTGACGGGCGACACCTTCCTTGTCTAGCGCACCAGTGACATTGATATTCAGATTGGTCACATTACCGCCGCCCATTTTGTTATTGGGAATGATTACGCCATCGGTCTTTGGCACGAACATCTCAGCCCCGCGCTCACCTACGACATACGATGTGCCAGCCTTGACTGCGCCGCCCTCAGCTCTGCCACCGCCAAAGATTCCACCAACTATATTGCCAATTCCTTGCACTAAAGGATTATTTTTAATCAAATCCACTAATTTCTTCATTGCATTGTAAGCATCTCCAATAAACCCAGCCAATGAACCAAAACCATCTATCAAGCCGCCTACGATTTTGCCTATTGCCTGAAGCGCTATCTTAAACGCTCCGCTCAGAATAGGTGCAACCTTGTCGCGAATAAACTCAGCCACAGCTTTGATGACTGGCTTTAATTTCTCAAATCCTTCTCGATTATCATCTATTGCATCTTTGACTGTATTAAAAGCTGATTTGAGCCCTTCAAATATAGGTTTGAATACATTGACTAAGAATGGGATTAGTTTAAGATATAAAAATTCATAAAAATCTCTGACGGCAGGCAATAAAAATTCTTTAACAAAGTTTGACACACCTTCAATAATTGGTTTTAATTTCGGCCCGATTTCTTCAGCAAATTGTTGAATTGCTGGAATGCCCTTATCGACAAAAGCTTGAATAATTGGCGTGATACCGTCAAGAATAAATGAACCAGCGGTCTCTTTGGCTTCATTAAATGCATTACCTAAAATTTGCATTTTGCCTGCAAATGTATCGGCTTGCTCTTGAGCTGCGCCGCCAAAGCGCTCTGTCAAAGTAGGCAATAAATCCGACAATGATTTGCCTTTTAATTCTGAAGCTTCAAAGCCGCCTGCAACTTTGCCAAGTGATGTCGCATTGCCATCTAAAGCTTTGCCGACTGCCGCTGTGACAGTCTCCAATGACTTGCCTGTTGATGCGCTTATATCTAGCGCTACATTTAATGCTTTTTGCGCTTCGTCAGCATCGCCTGTCGATCTAACTAATCTGTCAAATGCTGGTCGCAATTTATCATCTGCAACACCTGTCGCTAACGAAACTTTTGTTATGTAGGATTCAACAGACTTTACAACATCATCTGATGCACCTGCAACGCGCTTCAAAGTTCCTGCCAATTTAGCTTGCGCCGCTTCATCTTCGATGGCTGACTTAACACCATCGACCAATAACTTGGTCGCATAAACAGCGGCGGCAGCGGTAGCAGCTGCGAATGCAAGACCAGCCTTCTTGCCAAAGTCGCTGACCTTGCTTCCAAAACTTTCAGTCTCGCTCGAAGCTGTGTTTAATTTTGATCTTAAATCATCAACATCAGCAAGAATCGAAAGCTTGAGAGTGCGTGAGCCTGCCATCAATTATACCTCTTAACAATCTCGGCGAATCCTGCTTCCCATTTTTGCACAAGTTCATTCTGATTGGCTCTAAGCGTGGGATAAATAAACCAGCCCTGCGGATTCCAATTTGGGAACTGACGATATTTTTTTGATCCGAATTCAGACCCGCCCCAAAGTAATTGCGTAGTTCCACCGCCTGAGAATCTCTGAGCTGCAAAGCCGAATGACAATTCTCCAACTTTTGATGACTTGCTAACTCTTGCACCTTGAGCCACGCGACTGGCAATTCCACCTGATGCAGCTGAAACTATTTTGCCACGCAAGAAATCAGCTAGTGCGCTGGACTTCTCTTTGGCTTCTTTGACAGCTTGCTCGTCCATTGCTTTGAAAGATTGAAGAATAGCGCGCAGCTCTTTCTTGTCATAGCTGATTGCCTCATCTTTTGCCATTGCGCTTCTCCAATATCTCCACAGCTGTCAATATGTCTTCAGCCGATGACCATTCGGACATCGGAATGCCAGTGGCGATTGCTAGTTCTACAACTAGCCGTCCGACTGAGCCACTGGCGTGGCTTTTGGGCTTAATTGATTTGGATCAATTTCTGCCACAGTCTCCAGCCATATATCGAAAGGCTTGAACGGATTGCCCGCTGCCTCGCGCTTCAAAGCTGCATAAGCCAAGAATGCAAGGTCAGACATACCAAGAAGATCATCTCCCTTGATGTCTGTAATCTTGCGCCCAGTCTTTGTCTCCCACTTGACCCATTCAGGCGGCAATACCGTTGCCGATACTGTCTCGCCTGAATTGTAAGTCACTGTCAGTCCTAGTTTCATGCTCCTGATCTCCTAAATCTTAGGTGAATGATTCGCTCGGTGTTCCAACTACTACGAATGAGAATGTCACAGTCTGCGCATCAGGTGATGTGCCGCCCACTGATGGGAATGCTGGCATCACGCTGAATGTGAAAGTCGCGCCAGTAGTCGCAGTCAATACCACTGTCAAAGTGGTGTTAGGTGCGCTTTCTGTTGCATTCCACAGAGCCTCGCAAAGTGAATCAGCTGCGCCCCAGTCGGCAAGCATTTCCATTTCAAAGCCCCATTGATCATCAATGTGCTTATATGCTTTTTGATAAAGCGTTTGATAAGTCTCAATCGTTGGATCATTGCTGAGCGTTGCTGATAAAGCTTGCTCATCATAGTTCTTGGTAGCGATCGTCAAGACTAGATCGCGCCCCGTAATGACGGTCGTTGCCATTGTTGCTCCTTAGGTTTGTGTGTAATAGGTAGATATATTTATGTCGGCAGTCAAATATTGAGCTGCCCCGATTTGTTGCACCAATGGACGCTCTACCACGCCCACGATGTATCCAGCGGGCAATGCCGCCAGAATGCTGATGATTAGCTTCTCGATATTGTCCAGAGAAGCTGGGTTGCTGTTATAGCTGACTAAAGCTGTGGCAGTCATATTCACTTTGACTTTGACATTGCCCTTGCTTAATAAAGTCGGCTCAAGATACGGTGTTCCAGGCACAATCACGATTGCTGGTGTGATCACC